AAATTTCGAGCACAAAAAAGGGCTACGCTTTCACGTAACCCTTTGATTTGTATGGTGCCGGCACCAGGAGTCGAACCCGGGACCTACTGATTACAAGTCCGGCACTGGATCCAGTGTACACGGGGAAAACCCCGTGGCGCCAGGGTTTTTGCGGATATTGGTGGATATTGAGGGGCAATATCCTTGGCGGGTGTGGACGCAATGTGGACACTCGAAACTGCACCGTCTTGCACGCCCCTGCAAATCTTTTCACAGCGTGAAAACCTCACCAGACCGGCAGGCCCCTCGCCACTGCTGGCCTGGCGCCCCTTTTTCACTATCCCCACGGTTTGCACGATTTTTCTGCACAAGCCGCGCCGGCGGGAGGGGGAAAAGTCCGTTTTGTCCCCTCGGTTTTCCGGCGCCCTGAATTTTCTGCGGGCGAGCGCCGGCGCCCCGCGCGGCATCGCTTTTTCGAGGTGGTAGGCGCTCAATGGGCATGAAAAAGCCCGCCGAGTGGCGGGCTGTGGGGTGGCTTACGCTTAGGCCGTGATGGGTTTCAGCTTACCCGCCAGCTGCAGGGCCTGAGCCGCTTTGGCGTTGAACTGCGCCACGTCGCCGAGGCTCGGCGCTGGCCCTGGAACATGGGTGTGGGCGGCCAGCTGGGTGTTCATGGCCTCCACCAGGTCGATCAGGTCGCACAGCACCTGCAGGACGTTCACCCCTTGAGAGCCGAGCCAGGTCTGCGGCGCGATGCTGCTGCGGATCCCCTGGATCCTCTCGGCCATATCGCCGCCCACGGTGGTGTTCAGCTTCTGGCCCACCACCAGGTTCAAGTCGCGGCCGGTGGCTTGGTGCAGATCGTCCACGGCCGCCAGGCTGGCAGATCCACCGGATAGCAGCTTGAGCGCGCCCAGCGCCTCCACTTTCTTGACCCCACCCACCGTTTCGGTGCTGTGGTCGTCCACCTCCACGGTGGTGCTCTGGTAGTGCTCGGCGTTGTCCAGGGCCTCCACCTGGCGCTCCACCGCCTCGTCGCGGATCCGCCCATCGGTCTGGCGTAGCCAGTTGCCGTCGGCGTCCACGCGCTGTTGGCAGGCCTCGCTGTGCTGCCATAGCTGGTCGCCCTTCGGCACCTTCGGCAGGCTCAGACCGTGCGGGAGGATCTGCGCTATGTAGGGCTTGTGGGGCAGGCCGTAGGCGAAGCACACCACCACGGTGGTGCCTTCCTCGGGGAACCCGAACATGCCCGCTTCCTGGCCGCCCATCGGCGCCGGCAGGGCCAGGCTTTCGAGAATGGGCAGATCCGGGTCGGGCTCGCCGTCGGGCAGCAGCACCTCGACATCCACGCCGAAGCGCGGGCGGAAGTCGTCGCACAGGCCAGGCGCGGCGGGGGCGTCAGGCACGGCCACCACCCGTCCGAAGCGGGGCAGGTGGTAGCGGCCGGTCAGCTCGGGGAATTGGCGCTCTACAGCGCGGCGGATTGCGTCTTCCATCGGAGTGCCATCTGCGTGCCGGCGAGGGTCACGGCGGTGACGCGCTCGCCCTGGTTGATTGCTGCGCCGGGGCGCAGGCCTGGAAGGGCCGCCACCATGGCGCTCTGGTTGCCCTGGTAGCTGTCGAACAGCTCCACCGGCAGGGGCAGCGGGTCACGGGTGCCCCAGAAACTGTCGGCCCAGCTGCCCACGAACACTTCGCCGTCGCCCTGCTGCTGCCAGATGAAGTCGGGGATGCTGAACACCTGGGCGAGGCTGTCCATGGCCTGGAAGCCGGCGCCGAGGTTGTAGAAGTAGGCGGTTTTCGTGCGTGCGTAGGCCTTGTCCGGGACGCGGAAGCTCAGCCCGGTGCGGGCGCTGACCTCGGCCAGTACCTGGTGCAGATCCACATGGCGCAGGTTCATCGGCAGCGGCAGGGCCAGCACGCTGGTCAGCTCGCGGCAGAACAGCACCTGCTGCTGGCTGTTGGCTGGCGTGCAGCGCTCCACGTGGCCGATGAAGTGGCGTTGCAGGGCGCGCTCGTTGTAGCCCACGTCCAGGATCACCAGGCCGCGCACGGGGGCCTCGGCCTTGATGGTGAAGCTGGCCCGGCCGGGGCTGCGCAGATCCAGGCGCACTTCCTCTTTCACCAGCGGGTAAACCTTGCCGGCGACCGTCAGTACCTTGTTCAGCCTCATGCCAGTGCGTCGTCCAGTCGCTGCAGCACCTGCTCGAAGCCGCTCAGCTCGGCCGGCTGGCTCGCTGTTTCGCTGCCAGATCCATCAGCCGCGGCGGCCACCGCTTGTCCTGGTGCGCTCTGTTGCTTCACCGGGTTGCTGGGGCGGCGTGTCTCCACACGCTCGGCGGTGGACAACTTTTCGGTGAGGCTGAACTGCACACGCCAGGCGGACAGGGTGTCGTCCTCGCGGGCGCTCAGGTTGTCGCTGAACTCCACCTGGCGCACGCCGAAGGCCTCGGCCGTGTCGTTGACGATGCGGTACACATGGCGCTGGCCACCGCTCTGGGTGGCCTGGGCCCAGGCCATCAGCTGGGTGAGATTGGCGCTGTCCTTGTAGGGGATCAGCAGCGATACCGTTAGCGTCTTGGGCTTGAAGCCCTTGTGCGCCGCCGCCGTGTTGCTGGTCTGCCCGGATAGATCCTCGGTTTCGATGCGCAGGTTGGCCGTCACCTTCAGGCCCTTGCCGCGTACCTTCTGGCCGTCGAGTAGCAGCGTCATAGGCCCACCAGTTCCCGAACAAAGCTCAGCCCGTCCAGCGAGCCCACCAGCATCATGCCGGCGCTCAGCACCCACTCATGGCCGGGCGCTTCGCCTTCCAGCATGCCGGCGCGCAACTGTGCCGGGGTGCCGGGCCCGATCAGGCGGGCGCGCATGGTGTCTTCAGCTGTGCCGCCGGCGAGCAATGCCTGCAGGTCGGCCAACTTCTGGTCACGTGCCTGCAGCAGGCCGGCCTTGCGCCCTGCCAGGGCGGCCAGATCCGCCATCGGCGAGCTGTCGGCGGCGTAGCCCTCCAGGACGGCCAACTGGCCCGCCATGGATTGCTTCGCGGCCTTGGTGATGGTGCAGCGCTCCAGGGGCAGCGCGCCCCAGCGTGGCAGCGGGCCGGCGCTCGGTTTCTCCCACTTTTCCGCCTCCAGCTTGGACAGGTGCCGGGCGCGCCGTTCGGTGCGCACCAAGTCGGGCACGGGCAGCAGCGCATTGAAGCGCGCCAGGGTGTCCGCCAACTGGTCGTAGCGGGTGGCCAGGAACAGGATCGACAGTGCGTACTGGGGGCCAGCAGGGCGCCCTCCGTCGGCGTTGTCCACCAGCTTGTCGGCCAGGTGCTGCAGCAGGTTGGGGGCGGACAGAAAGCGCTGGTGGCCACGGCCCTGGCCGATGCCCGACTGGAACGGCGTCACCGCCAGGCATGCCGGCGCTTCGCCGAGCTGCGCGGCCAGCGCGGCGCGCCCGGCTGCGATGGCACCCTGGGCGGCACTGCCGACCGGGCCGGGGTTGGTCGTGGCCAGGCCGTCCAGGCCCGCCAGGCGAGTGGCGGTGCTGGCCAGCTCGCCGCCGGCCAGATCCTTGGCTGCAGCCAGGTCGCCCATCCACTGGGTGGCCTGCTCGGGCCAGCGCATGGTCACGGGCGCCCAGGTCATGCAGGCAGCTGCTGTTGCAGGTTGCTAGGCAGTTCCGACCACAGCACCGGGGCTGTGAGGATTTCAGCTGCGCGCCCCTCGGCCAGCAGCCCGGCAGCTTCCAGCGCTTGCACGCCGTCAGCAGTCGCCGAGTCGGTCAAGTCGATGAACTCGGCAGCGTCCACGTCCTTTTGATAAGTGCGGATCGCGGCGGCATGGCTGCGCGCCTCCAGCGGGGCCGACGGGTCGTCGAGTCCCGCTAGTTCGATAGCCACCTTTTCCGCTTGCGTGAATCGGGCGCGGAATGCGGCACGAGTGACGATTGTCCCGTGATTGATGGGGGGCGGTTCATGCGCGTCAGCCTCCACTTCGCGGAAGCTGCCGGCGTAGTGCTCAGATACGAACGCAAGGTCGGCGACTACAACATTCACGACTGCGCCGTCTGCATCCAAAATTTCAAAACGGCCCATTATTCGATGTCCTCAAACCATTCAACGATTGCAAAACCATCTCCGCCGGCATCGGGAACATCGCCTTCCGATGCGCCCGAGCCAGCGCAAATCCCCGCGCGGTTTCGATAGAGTCCGTAGGTTGCGGCAGAACGGGCGCCGGCACCGGCGAACAGGCCAGCAGCGGCCTGGGTGCCCCCCGCCTGAACATCAGAGCCGCAGCCGGACCAGTAGACGCCTGATTCACCGACTGACGCGCTACCCGCGCCAGACCCCATCGGCTCCAACATGCGGTTTTGATACGCAGGCCCGCGAACCCCATCTGCGCTGTGCGCGCGCAGTGTTGAAACAGCAGCGCCGTCGCTCTTCGAGTTTGTCCGTGATTGTGACGCGCGAACTGCGGACGCACCGCTCGACATCGCTTCGCCCGACGTCGATATTGCATCACCGGACTGTCCGCCTACGCCCGCGCCGGCCGTTGCGGCCAAGCTGTGACCGCTAGTGGCATCGCCCGATTTATACCCATGGCCCTTCACCGGAGCCGCGCCGCCACCTGTCAGCGCAACCGCAGCGGATACGGCGGCGGTAATGGTTGCGCTCCCCGACGAGCCACCCTGCAGATTCTCGTCGCCCCCTTCGGCCAGGCCGCCGGTAGCGCCGTCGACAGTGCCAAGCCCCGCCGCCTTGGTCTTGCCGCCCTTGCCGCCGCGCGCGATCAGCGAAATGCCAGGCCCTGTAATCGTCGTAGCGCCGCCTTCAAGGCCGTTTTGCCCTGCGGCAGCAGGCGGCTGACCGCCGGCGCCGATCACGATCGTGAGCTGATCGCCCTTGTTCAACCGCACTTTTTTCTGTGCGAGGCCACCTGCAGCGCCGCCGGTGGCAGCCTTACCGTTACCCGATGCCGGTGCCCACGCGCCCGAGCCGCCCGGCCCGATTGCAGTAACTAGATAAACCGCCGATACGGGGGCAATGAACGTGCCCGAACTCCAAATCGGGCGCTCTTTGAAAATCGCCTTACGGCCGCCCTGCGACGCCTTCAACGAAATAGGCATTCGTTAAACCTCCCAGCCAGCGCCGTTCCAGACGACGATGACCTCTGCGTTAATGTCCAGATAAAAGCCCGTGTCGGTGATCCCGTTATGCGCAACCGTCTCGCCGGCGGTGCCCTCAACCGTCACCAGCGGCTGTGTAGCCGCAGCCACCTTCACGAATGCCACGGCATCGCCCGGCGCAAGGCCTGCAGCGGGCGGCAGGGTTGCCGTGGCCGCATTGCTCAGCAGGCAGTAACGCGCACCAGCTTTAGCCAGAAACGGAGCCGCCATTGGCACGGCCGCCGCGGCAATGGCGCCTCGGGGTACCCAGTCGATCGGCTGCGCATCGTTGCCGGTACCCACCGCCACGTCGCCGGTGGTGCCGCCGGCCAGCAACGCTGTGTCCAGCTTTCCGGCCAGTTGCCCACTCAGGTCGTACTGCCAGGTTTCTGCAGGAATGGTGACCCCAGTCAGCTCTTGGGCCCCGTCGAATACCACCAGGAAGTTGCGCGTCAGGTTGTTGCCAGTCTGCAGCGGCGGGATCTCCCGGCGCTTCTGTTGCAGCGGCACATAAGCCACTGCGAACAGCACGTCCTCGGTGCTGACGAGGCCGATCCAGTTGAAATCCCAGTCACCTACATCGCTGCCCAGCGAAAGGCTGTACACGACTTGGTTCGGTGACAGGTACGCCTCTTTGGTCACGCTGCCGTTGAAGACGATCTGGTCAGCCAAAGGCATAGCGGACTGCCGGTCGACAGGCTGGCCGGCATCCAGACCGGGGATATTGGCGAGCACGAAGCGGTCGATTGCCAACGCCTCGCGTGCTCCCTGCTTTTGCGCAATGAGGCTTTCGCCTGCGAACGTAATACTGGCCCCCATAAGGCGCTCCTATTGCTGGGTTGCGACCAGCGTCTGCTGGTCATTGCTGTATTCCATGACGGCCGTCCGGATGCGGAGCGTGCCGACGTTGTCGTGTGTGGCCACGATCTGTTCCTGGTCGTTGCTGAACTCCATAACGGAAACCCGCATGGCCGCGACCGAAGTGCCCACGAATTCGTAGCGCCTACATGTCCGGCCGTACTGGTAGATCAGTAGATTCAGCAGTGTCGGATTGGCTGAAAGCTGCGAATCACTCAGATGCAGCTGCACAACGTCCCAGTCGCGGTCGGGCAAGCGTTCTTCAATGCGGACATAGCCAACACCGAGGCGCAGCATGATTCGCTTGAATCCGGCAACGCTGCCGGCGTCCACGGCGTTGATGAAGGCGTACTTCACGCGCAGGCGGTAAAGCGCCTCGGGCTCGCCCTTGAAGCGCGTGATGTCGCGCTGCCAGGCCATCAGATCCAGGATGGTCAGGTGGCAGGTGTCGGCGTCCATCTGCAGCAGTGGCCAGCGCAGCCAGCCCTCCACCGTTGTCCACCAGGCTTGCGCGGCGGCCTTGAGCTTCGCCAGCTCGGGGCCGTCCAGCCAGAAGGGCAAGCTGAGCTTAATCATGCGGCACCACCTGCAGGCTCTGGATGCGGGGGATGCTCAATTCCGACACGATGTCGTCATTGGCGAAGCGCAGCGACTCGATACCGGCGAACTGTTGGTGCAGTTCCTCGCCCAGGCGGCTGAACGAAAAGCGCGACTGCGGATAGGTCTGGGTCGGCTGGTAGTCGGTGGTCGTGCTCTCGCGGAACGCGGCGCGCACGAACAGTTCGATGTTCGTCAGCAGGGTCTGGCGTTGCTCGGCGGTCAGCGTCGAACGGGGCCACACGTCCAGCTGGATGGCGTGCAGGGTCTCGGGCATCTCCATCACCAGCAGATCGTCGCCGTGGCCATGGTTGCCCTGGTCGCGGATGTGCGCGTTGATCTGCTCAAGGTAGGTGGCTGCAGGCACGTCCGCTTCGAACAGCACATAGGCATTGGCGCTACCAGGACCACGTGGCGCGCCGTGCTCGAAATACACCCCATCGGGGCTCACTCCAGGGAAGCCGGAAATTAGCGCGCGATACACCGCGTCCGTGTGCCATTGGTTAACCGCCGACCACTGGTTGCGCACACGCAAACGCAGCTGTCCATCAGGCTCCTGATCAGAACCAGGCTCCGTCAGCCATCCTTCAGCGTTTGCCACCTGGATGATTCCTGGAACTGGCTCCGGGAGGATCGCGTAATAGCCTGGAGCTAGGTTGTAGCCGCTACCGGCAGCTTGAGCCGTTGCGAGTGCGCTGGCCTGCTGCTGGCCGCTGCTGAAAGAGACAGGCTCCATCGTCACTAGCGTGTAAACGGCGCCGTTGATAGGGGCGGATTGCACGAGGGTACCGGCCGGGACCTCGAAATCACCGCTCACATTGCTTCGAGTGAACCGCAACACCCCCTTGGCTTTGGTCGCGCCCTTGCGCTCCACGTTCACCGCCCAGGCCAGCATGTCCAGCCAGGCGCCGGTGGCGGTCTTCACAAAGAAGTTCGGCAGCACGGTGCCGCTGATAAAGGTGATCAGCCACAGCACGGGCTTGGTCACCAGGGCGGTGACGATGCGCCAGAACGGTGAATAGGCGCTGGTGTTGCTCAGCGCGCTGCCCTGGGCGGCCACTTCGCTTTCCCAGGCCTGGCGCAGCCCTTCCTCGGTGGTCGGAATGCCGGCGTCACTGAGCGCCTGCTTAAAATCTACGGTCACAGGGTCACCTCAATGGCTCCAAATTCAACTGTGCGCGCGGTCACCAGGTACTGGCCGGCGTCCACCTCGCGGATTTTCGCGGTGCCCGGCACCAGGCGTTCGTCGGCCTCCACCAAAAGCTCCAGCTGCTGGATACAGTCGCGCTGCCGCAGGCGGTCGCGCTCGGCCACCAGGGTGACCAGCAGGCCGCTCTCGCGGATCATGTGGGCGATGTCCTGGGCGATGCTCGCGCGGTCGTCCACCAGCAGCGGCTGGCGGCCCAGATCCAGGGCCAGGTCGTTGTCCTGGATCAGCAGATCGATGTAGAGGGTCATCCGGCGGCCATCTCCATCATGTTTTCCAGCTCCATCGGGGTCATGGGCTTGCTGTTGTGGATCTCCATCTTCTCGATGTGAGTGCCCTTGTTCTGGCTGGTGGTGTTCTGGATGCTGGTCAGCAGGCCGCCAGGCGGCACCGCCGTGGCGCGCTGCGGCGACAGGCTGGGGATGGCTGCGTTGATGGTCTGCTGCATCTTCTGCGCGGCCGTGGCCTTGTCGGCGGCGCTCATGGCCTCCACACCACTGGGCACGGCCGGCAGGTCGGCAAAGCTGGCGTCGATCTCCACGCCGGGGATCTTGTTCAGCAGCTCGATCAGACCTTTCAGCGCATTACCCAGCAGGGCGAACGGCGACAGGTTGGCGAAGGCCCACAGCAGGGTTTCCCAGACGCCCGTGGCGCCCTCGGTCGCGCCGGCGAACGAGCCGAGCCAGTCCACGAACTCCACGCCCATGGCCCACAGCTGCTGCACGCCCTGCCACAGCACGCCCATCAGGGCCCACCAGATCCGGAAGATCAGCACCACCGGGGTGATGATCGCCAGCAGCGCCTGGAACCACGCAGTTTCCCCGAAAGCGGCTTTCAGCTCGTCCCACCAGATGATCGCGGCGGTGACGGCCGCCACCAGGGCGACCACGCCCAGCACGATCAACGCGATGGGGCTGGCCAGCACCGACAGCACGGTGAACAGCCCGCCCAGGATCGTCAGGCCGCCCGCTGCTGCCACCAGGCCCAGCACGCCGAGGGTGACGTAACCAATCCAGCGGGCGATGTTGGGGAACATCACCACCCAGCGCTGGAGCGTGGCGGCGCCTTGGGTCAGTCGCTCCATCAGCGGGTTCAGCACCGGCAGCAGGGTCTGGCCGAAGGCAATGCGGATCGCCTCCACGGCGCTGCCGAAGCGCTGCCAGGGATCGACCATGGCCTGGGCCATCTTTTCGGCCTGCTCCATGCCCTTGACCTTGCCCAGCTGCTCCATGTTGTTGGTCAGGCTGGCCGTGTCGGCCATCAGCAGCTTGATCAGGCCCACCGCCTCGTCGGATCCGAAAGCCTTTTTCAGTGCGTCGGACTCGGCCACGTCCAGGGTGTCGCCGAACTTGCCCTGCAGCTTCTCCAGGATCTCGAGCATGGGCAGCATGCGGCCCTGGCTGTCGGTGAACTGCAGGCCCAGTTTCTCCTGAGCACCGCCCACACCGGACAGGAAGGCCTTGTACTTGGTGCCCGCTTCGCCGCCGCTCATGGTCGCCTGGAGATGGCCCAGGATCGCCATCTGTTCAGATAGGCCGATGCCCGCCGACGTGGCGTTGGCGCCCACGGCGGTGAAGGCGTCGGACATCTGCTGGCCGGTGGTCTTGAACATCTGCACCGCCAGCGCGGTCTGCCCGCTCAGGTTCTCCACCCATTCGCCTTTGCCCATGGCATCGGCCTGAGTTTTGAAGATCCCGTACATGGTGCCCACGTAGCTGGTGATCGTCGCCGCGTATGCCTTGGTGGCCTTGGCCAGCACGTTGGACGCAGTGGTGAAGGTGGCCAGCTGCTCGCCGGTCAGACCGGCGATGGCGCTCTGGATGTCGTAGGCCGAGCGAACGAACGCCTGGGCGCTCTCGCCGTACTGGGTGGCAAAGTCCAGGGACACCTGGTTGAGCCTGTCCAGCGCCTCCTGTGCCACGCCCAGGGACTTCACTTCGCCGAGCGCTGCGATCTGGTCGCGCGCGGGCTGCATGGACTGCTGGAAGCTGAAGATCATGCCCGTGACGGCAGCCACGCCGGCGCCCATCTGCACGAAGCCAGTTTTGCCGACCTCGGCCACGTCCATCAGCTGTTTGCTGACCTTCGCAGCCGGGGCCGTCACCTGGTCGATCAGGCGCAGCACGAAGTCGAGTTTGCTTGTGGCGTTGGCAGTCATGCGGGGCGCTCAGTGTCAGCCGTTCAGCGCCTTGGCGATGCCGTTTGCCACGGCTATCTCCATGCGGCGCCAGTGTTCATCCTCCAGCCACTTGGCGGTGCCCATGGCGTCAGCCGTGGGCGGTGTTCCAGGTAGCCAGCGCTCGACCAGGGCCATCAGTTGGCCCAGGCCGTCCTCGGTCAGGCGGTCAGCTCGGGCGAGGGCTTTTTTACGGTGACTTCAACGTCCGGGGCGTACTCTTCCAGCAGCGCGCCGGCCACCTTCATGGCCAACACCGGGTTGGCCAGCATCGGGCGCAGGGTGGCCAGCTGTTCCGACTTGACGGTGGTGGTCAGCAGGTTGTGGCTGGGGGCCACCTTGTTGTTCTGGGTCACGGTGTTGAAATACTTGGTCACGTCAGCCGGGGTGACGGCAAAGGTGAAGTCGGTTTCCCCGATCTGCAGGGTGATCTCGCGGCGTTCGCTCATGCTCGGTGCCTCTGTTGCAGGTTGTTGAAAAAGTCGTCCAGGCGCTTGTCGAAGCGGGCTTCCAGCTTCTCCAGGGCCGTGTCGATGTGTTCGGTTTTCACGTAGCGCTCGGCGACCTCGATCCGGAATTCCAGGTGCTCGCGCCGGGCGGCGCTGATCTGCTTGAACAGGTACACCTGGAAGCCGACCACGGCCGTCAATACCAGCTCGGTGAGCATCAGCAGCACGCTGATAGCCAAGGGGGACAGCTCCATCAGCGCCCCCAATTGCCACGGCCGCCGATGCGCACGGCGCACCACATGAGCCACGCCAGCGCCCGGTTCATGCCTTCCTCCAGCAGGGCCTGGTGGAAAATCTCGTCCGCCTCGGCCTTGGTGAATCGGTGGGTCAGGTCGGTGTAGATGTAGTCATGCACCACGGCAGGCCGGCGGGCTGCTTTGTGATCGCGCGGCACGATGCGCCAGGCGATGCGCGGCACGCTTGCAAGATCGCTGCGATAGCCTGCCGGCACGCTCACCAGGCGCCCGTCCTGGGCGCGATAGATCAGGGGCAGGGCTACCGTCCAGCGATCCTTTCCAGGGACGTGGCGCAGCTCCAGGTCGGATTCAAAAGGCATCGTCGGCACACTCCACGCGGATCTTGTTCGGCGCGGTGCTGGTGGCGATGGCTTCGCGCAGGGCGAGGCGCCCAAGCTCGGGCGTGGCGCAGTAGCGCTGCACCAGGCTGGACGCCGTGCTGCCGATCAGGCTATCGGTGCTGCAGGCGGTCACAGTGGCGCCCAGTGCGCAGGAAAGGCCCAGGGCGGCGACCACAGCGGAAGTTTTCATGCTCAGTAGCTCCAGATAGCTGGGGACGGGAAGCGACCACCGGCGGACGTGCCCAGGTGCAGGAAGCGCGCGGTGCCCTTCTGGCTCACGCCGATGCGGGTAAAACCCAGCTCCAGGGCGAGCTTCAGCAGGCGCAGGGCCTCCGGGCCACGGATGGCCACGTCCACCGCCTTGCCGGTGCAGTGCTCGCCCGGTGCGGTTTTCTTGGCCTCTACGGGGTGACGTGGGCAGCGGTAGGCGCTGGACAGCACCATGGGCTTGCCGAAGGCCGTGCGCAGGCGCTGCAGCTTGTCCATGAATTCACTGTCCATCTCGGCGCCGGTGCTACCGCAGCGGCCGCACTTACAGCGCAGCTCGGCCAGGCTGAAGTTCGGCCAGGGGCTGGTGGTCATCGGCGGTTTCCTTTCTCGAAAGTGGTCTGGCAGGCCAGGCAGCGGGTGACACCACCGAAGGCGCGGCGCGCCGGCGGGATCTCGTCGCCGCAGTCGGCGCAATCGGTCAGGCTGGGGCCGGCAGGGCGAACGCTGGACAGCTGGGCGGCCAGGGCGCGCTCCAGCTCCAGTTCCTCGCGCGCCACGGCGCGGTCTACCCAGTCAGGCATCAGCGCAGGCCCTCGGTCTCGCTGGCGTCGAGGTACGGCACGCCGTTGATGCGGATGAAGTCCGGGCTGGTGACGTCATACGGCACCTTGTGGGTGGTCTTGCTGCCACCCTTCGGGTCGATGTCCAGCAGGCCCGACACCTTGACCTTGCAGCCGAAGGCCTCCACGCGCAGCTCGTCGTCGCCAGCCTTGGCGAAAAACACCACGTCGAAGGGCTCCAGCTTGCGGAAGCTGCCGGCGCTCTTAGCGGCCTGGATCAGCAGGGCGAAGTTCGCGCTGTCCAGCTCGAACTCGCCGCTGGCGGACACGTCGCCATCCACATGGCCATCGGGCACGCCCTTGCTCTGCACGGCGGCGCTGTTGTCGGTGATGTCCAGGCTTGCTTTCTCGACATGTACCTGCAGGTCACCCAGGTTCACGTCGAAGTTCATGCCACTGATTCGGGCCATGGGTTACTCCTCGTCGCCGTTGGAAAGATCCAGGGCGATGTTCGCGGTCAGGTCTTTGGGGCAGTTGTAGGGGCGCAACTTCAGGTAGGCCTCCACGCGGGTCTTGCTCATCCACACCAGCACGATGTCGTCATCCTTCGGCGGCTCGATGTCGCCGGGGAACTGCTGGCCGGCGAACTGCACGGATTTGGCCATCTGGCGCAGCGGGCGCATCAGCGCGGACTTGTTGGCGGCCATGCTGTTGGGTGTGTTGTTCAGGCGACGGTCGCCCACGCGCTGGATCAACAGGATCCGCACGCGGCGTGCGGCCTTGTCGGCCACGCGCAGGTACTCCACCACCTGAAAGTCGGATCCGGGGGCGTCCAGCATGTTGGCGTCGCCCCAGTACACGCCGGGGTAGTCCGGATAGGTCTGCGGCACCGAGAGGCGGGCCTTGTCCAGCTCGGACAGGATCGCCGACGGCAGCGGCACGCCGTCTTTGTCCACCGGGGTTTCGCCCAAGCCCAGCAGGGGGCCGGTGGCCACGCGCATGGGGCTGTCGGCCACGCTCACGGCATCGATCGCCAGGCGGCCGGCGAGCACGCCCAAGTCATTGCCGTGCAGCTGTGGCACCACCAGCGCGCGCGGCGCCAGGATGTTCAGGGTGATGGCCTTCTGCTCGGCCAGGTAGGCGTTCCAGTCCTGGCTGGCGGCGTCGATGCCCTTGCTGGCGGCCATGATGAACAGGCGGCGGCCGTACTGGTTGTTAATCGCCTCGGCCTTGGCGTGCAGGGCGGTCAGTTCCGCGCCGGCGGTAACTGGCGAACAGAGGATCACCGCTTCCACGCTGACGCCGTGCTGCATGGCCGCGTCCAGGGCTTCTTCCCAGTCCTCGGCAGCAGCGATGGGCAGGGCCAGCGCGGCCCAGCGGTCGCCACCGTTGAGGCGCGCCGTCTTCACCTGGGTTTTCAGGTCGCTGGCAGCGGCGCCCAGCTCGGTGTCCAGATCGCTCTGGGTGTTCAAAGGGATCAGCTCGCCGACGTTGCTTGCGGCCAAGCCGATAAACAGGAAATAGCGCTCGATCTCCGTCACCGGGCCTTGGCCCAGGTTCAGGTTTCTTACGCTTACTTTGCCTTGCGCCATTGCTGGGCCTCGCTATCGGGGTGATTTCAGGATCTGCGGAAGCACGTGGGCGAAAATCCGCGCGACTTCCTCGGGGTTTTCCGGGCCAAAGAACTGCCGGCGCGGCAGCTCGATGTTCCAACTGGTCGGGCCTGGGGTTTCATCAGCCAGCACGCGGATCAGCAGGCCCGCCTGCGCATAGCCGATGTTTTCTTGAATCCAGGCCACGCTCGGTTTCATCCAACGGGGCTTTTTGCGCTTGCCCTTGCCTGGCAGGCGCACCTTGAAGCCCAGGTGGCGCAGGCGCTTGGCTTGGTGGCGGCTAGCGGTGGTGGGCGCTGTCTTGCGCTGGCGGCGCATAGCCGCGGCGGTCATGCGGAAGGTGTGCCCTTCGTTGTGCACGCGGGCCACCATCGCGGCCTTCCGGGATCGCCAGCCCAGCTCGGCGGAATCCTGGGTGACTCGGGTAGCGCTCAGCTGCTTGGCCAGCCCACCAAGCGCCTTGGCGGGGCGCTTGGTTTTACGTTTGCGTGGTTCGAAGGCAGCGCCGCGCACATCGCGCTGGTCGCGCACGCGCTGCCGCCACTGGGCACGCAGGCGCAGGGTCACGCGGTTCAACAGGCGAATGCGCAGCTTCGGCGGCAGGGCAACCAGCTCAAGCTGGGTTTTCACGTCCAACAGGCCGCGCACGTCGAGGTTCAGCGCTCGGCTAGCTGCCATGGGTCACCTCGCCTTCCTCGGCCACCCACAGGTCGAACGGCACGAAGGCCCAGTGCTTGCCGAAGGCCTGGATCTCGCCGCCGGCTTCCTCGGCCAGGTGCTGCGGCTCGATGAACTCCAGGCTGATTTCCACGTCTGCGGTGTCGTCGTCCAACTGGTCGATGTCGAAGCGCGCGGCGCCCAGGTCGTAGTCGGTGCGTTCGCTGTCGTGGTTCTCCAGCCAGCTGCCGATCAAGGCCATCAGGCGGCCGGGGTGGTCGGCGAAGCGCTCTAGGACGATCACCGCCTGGTAGCGCATGTCACCCATGTGCAGGCCGCGCTCGGTGTGCTTCCAGATCAGCGACAGCTCCACCTTTTCGGCCCAGCTGTCCAACTGCTCGGGCAATACCAGGCGGCTTTCCAGCAGGAAAGTGGTCAGGGCGCGCAGCTTGATCACAGCAGCACCGCCGTAATCCGGCCACGGCCCTGGATCAGGCGCACGGCCTGCTGGCTGTAGCTCAGGAACAGTTCGTGGCGCTCGGGCGCCTCTTTACCCAGGTTCTCCGCGCTGTCGCGGCGGCTCACCGTGGCGAACTGCTGCAGCAAAAAGGCCTTGGCGCGGCAGTACACGGCGCGCTTGTAGGTGGCGGCGTAGAAGGCGCGCTCCTGCAACAGCAGCGGGTCGGCGGCTTCCACGTTGGTGATGCCAGCGGCCTGCCAGGCGGCCTTGCGCTTGGCCAGGTCAAGGTTAACTTCGCCCATGGCCAGGGTCACACCCTCGGCCAGCAGCTCGGGCAGGAACTCGCCGGGCAGGCGATAGGCGGCCTGGAACTCGGCCAGGGCCAAATCGGGCCAGAAGCCATCGTTGGGAATGGGGCGATCCACGAAGGTGGTCGGCTTGCCGGAGAAGCTCATGCAAGCACCCCCGCCGATGGATATTGAGGCTTATTGGGGGATATTGGGGAATATTGCCGCGCAATATCCTTGCCGTGACGGCAGGCCACAGCTATGCTCTGGCCCCAGGTGCTCAAAACACCTACACCCAGCAAGCGTCGCCCCGCCACGATAGATGCGGTATTTTTACGCCCGGATTTTGCGTGCGTTACCGTTACGTCGGGAGTGCGACGGATAAAAGACCCGAAAGGGGAAGAAGTCCGGGCCGCTTGCTGGGCCTTTTGAGCTCCCGGCACCCATCTGCTCAAAACAGGTGCGGTGTGAACCTTCAAAGAAATCAGCAAGAGGATTGCCACCATGGCACGCAAGCAAATCAACGCCCGCACCACTGAATCCCAAGCCCAGGCCGAAGCCGTTTCCAGCCGGCGCACGCAGAACATCCTGGACGCGCTCGAATTAACCGCCGACACCCGCAACCAGCTCACGCTGCTGATCACCTTACTGCACACCGAAAACGGCGCGCTGACACTCGATGACAGGGCGGTCAACGGGCTCATAACCTGGCTGGGCCTGATCGACGACAACCTGCAATACATCGCCGCACGCATCGACCCGGACAATGATCCGAGCGATCCGCTGGCGGCGTATGCGTCTGCTGCGTAGGCCATCGTCAGTCCTCTAGAGCCCCGCCCAGTGCGGGGCTTTTTGTTGAATAAAGGCGGGGGTGACTGCTGTCGGGGCGTTGGCACAGGGCCACGTCCTAGGCAGGCCCCCGCTGCGGGGGGTAGACGGTTAGGTGGTGGAGCCCTGGTCGGCTTCCTGCTTGCGCAGGGCCTTGGCGGCTTCATCCGAACGGGTTTTCACGCCGATCTCCGGATAGAGCGCGGTGGCTCGCTCGAAGTGGTCGATGGCATCGGCCCACTGCTTTTGCTCCATGGCCAGGATGCCCAGCAGCTTGTGGAAGCGCGCCGGGATGCGCTCGAACAGCTGCCACGGCTGGGGCAGTACAGCCCCGTCCTCGGCGTTGATCTGCGCCCAGTAGCCGTCCACGTAGGGCAGCAGCTGCGACAGATACGGTTCCGGGCTACGCTTGGCCTTGTGCTCGGCCTCGGCCCAGTCGATCACCGCGTCCGCCACGAAGGTGGGCACGTCACGGCGGAATCGCTCGGGCAGTTGCTGGGCCTGCTCGATGGCGAACAGCGCCAGATCCAGGCCGGCCTCGAACTGCGCGGTGTCGAACAGCCAGACCAGCACCTGCATCATCACCGGGTTCGGGTGATTAAGGCCGGACTCGCGGTAGCGCTGCACATAGTCCAGGTACTTGGGCAGCAGCTCGTCGCGCTTGAGCGGCTGGCGTGCCTCAATGCTGTTGATCTCGGAAAGGCGGGCCAGATCCTCGGCCAGCGCGGTGGTCATCAGGGTCAGCTGTTTCTGGGCGTTGGCCGGGCCTGCCAGGGCGGTGGCGGGGGTGAATACCTCCGCACCGCCGGCAGCCTTGCCGAGCCCCAGGATGCGCTTCTTATGCTCCAGGGCGATGCTCATGGTCAGACGAACTCCACGTTGGCGCTCTCAGCCATGGCGAACTTGCCCAGCTGCTCGATCACATAGCCCTCGTTGCGGCTGTTGTAATCCTCCATCTGCGAGCGCTTCGGATTTTCCTGCAGGTAGCGCCGCCAGCTGTCGTCCTGGAAGTAGATCGACAGGTTGTCGAAGCTGGTGACCACCACGCCCTTGCCGGGGAAGAACGGCGCAGTGAAAGAGGGCAGGCCGCCGTAGGTGTCGATCACCTGGGCCATTTCGATGCGCTCTTTCTCGGACGGGGTGCTGCCGTGCTCGGCGTACATCTTGCCCTTGTCCTTGGCGATCAGTTCGCGGCCGATGATGGCCACCAGGTCGCCACCGTCGCGGTGTTCCTCGTCGATCATCTGCGTCAGGTCGTAGACGAAGGCGTCCAGGTTGGCGAAGTCGCCAGTGGCGCCGATCTGGATCTTGCCGGCAGCCTTGGTGCCCTGGGTGAGTACCTGCTGCGGGGCCTGCTCGCGGGCGATCTGCAGCCAGCCCTTGTTCACGTCCTGGAGCAACGGGTTAGCCACCGGGTCGGTGTTCGCGGCCACACTGGTGCCGTTCCAGCCGATCATGATGCGATCCAGGCCGATCTGCTTCTGCACGGCGGCGCCGTAGCGGTTGGCAAAGTCCTTGAACTTCGCCCAGGCGTCGATGCTGGCGAACGGCAGGGCCACGTCGGTATGGGTGTCGAACAGCTCGTAGCCCAGTGCGTCCAGATCCAGCAGGTTGCGCGGTACGCGGTCGGCGTTCTGGGTGTTGGTGCGGCCGGTGGCCGGGCCGTTCAGGCCCATCATCACCTTCTGGCCCTTGATCTCGCTGACCGGGGTCACGTTGATGCGGCGCAGGAAGTTCGAGCTGTGGGTGATCTTTTCATTCAGCGTCTGGGCCATGGCCGGGGTGACGTTGAATTCTTCGCGGGCGCTCTGCACGCCGTAGGCGCGGGCGACGGCGGCCTGCAGGGCGTGGTACTGCTGGCGGGAAAACTGGCTCAGTTTCATATCAGCAATCCACCTTCATTTCGTCGTCGGCGGCGCCGGTGGTCGCGGGCACGTCCTTGCCCTGGCCTTGATTCAGCGCGGTGTTGAACAGCTTGGTGAGGCCTTCCAGGCCTTCCTGGAGCTTGGCGAACTGCTCAGCGCTCACAGGCTTGGCTTGCTCGCCCTCGGTCTTGGCGGGGTCAGCAGCCGGCGCGGCAGGTGCGGCGGCCGGTTCGGCCGGTTTCGCGGCAAAGGTGGCGGCGCTCTTTTCCAGGCTGGTCGCCACGGTGCCGAGCTTGTCCACCGCAGCCGTGAAGGCCTCTACGGTTTTCGGATCCATTGGGGTGCTCTCGTCGTCGGGGGTTGCGGGGGATTTCGGCAGCGGCTTGCCCTGCAGGTGGGCGAACAGCTTGGTGAAAAAGGACAGGGCGGCGTCTTCCTCGGTGGCCGGGTCGATGTCGCCCAGCGGCTCCAGGGCGCCGCAGTAGTTGCCGGCAGTAACGCGGCGGGAGAAGTGCAGTTCCTGGGTGCCCAGGCTGGCGGGCTCGTCGGTGACGGCCAGGCCGGACAGATACGCCTTGCCGCTGTCGGCGAAGTTCGGCTGGATCTCCACGCTGGTGAACAGCTTTTGCGCTTCCTTGTTCAGCTGCAGCAGCCGGTCGTTGGGCTTGAGCTGCGCGAACAGAGCGACCTTGCCGTCTTCCACGTCCTCGGCTTTCAGCGCGGCCACAGTGCCCAGGCTGCCCATGTAGCGAATGTGTTCGTACCAGATCGTGGCGGTGTAGGTGGCCGGGTTGTAGGTCTCGGCCATGTCGCGCAGTTCCTGCACTTCGATAGTGCGACCGTCGATGGTCTTGCCGCTGGTGGCGACTCGTTTCCAGTCGGTGACGAGGGTTCGGGGCATGGGTTCGGTTCGCTGGTGGGTGGGTCAGACACCGCCACCATAGGCACCGATCAGAACCTAAACAAACACTTCAAAATCGCACCGTAACTATCTGAACTAAATAGGAATAACGAGAAACGGCAGAGCACGTTTAAGGCCAGTTCGCCGCATAGACTGCGGCCCATGCCATACGCCACCGAAGTGAAAGAAGCCGCCAAGCGCCTGTATCTACGCCGCTGCAAACCGCGTGAGATTCAGGCCCAGCTCGGCCTGCCCAATGTCCGGATCGTCTACTACTGGATCGCCAAGGGCGGCTGGGACGAGATGCTGACGGACGAGGAACCCCTGGCCGCCGTCAGCCGGCGCATCACCCTGCTGCTGGAGAAGCCCGGCACCCTGGCCAAGGCCGAGCTGGACGAGCTGGACAGGCTCACCACGCTGCGCGAGCGCCTGCAGAAGCAAGCCGCCAGGCCGGCGCCGATGCTGGCCGAAGTGCCGGCAGAAATGCGCGACAGCCAGGGCGGCGAGCGTGGGCGCCGCGACCGTGGCGAGCGTGGCGGTAAGCGGCGCGAGAAGAAGCTGAAGAACGACATCAGCGAGCTGACCGAAGCGGACTTCCTGGAGCAATTCACCAGCAAGATGTTCGGCTATCAGCAGGAGCTGTTCGCCGCCAAGCGGAACCCGCTCACCGCGCGGATCCGTAACGTCCTGAAAAGCCGCCAGATTGGCCTCACCTACTACTTTGCCGCCGAAGCCTTCATGGACGCCGTGCTGACCGGCGATAACCAGATGTTCCTGTCCGCCAGCCGGGCCCAGGCCGAGATTTTCCGCAGCTACATCGTCACCTTCGCCGCCGAGTGGTTCGGGATCGAACTCAAGGGCAACCCCATCACCCTGAGCAAAGACGGCAAGCCCTGGGCCGAACTGCGGTTCCTCTCCACCAACAGCGCCACCGCCCAGGGCCACCACGGCCACGTCTACATCGACGAATATTTCTGGATCCGCGACTTTGCCAAACTGGACGGCCTGGCCGGTGCCATGGCCTCGCATGCAAAGTGGCGCAAAACCTACTTTTCCACGCCCAGCGCGGTCACCCACCAGGCTTACCCGTTTTGGACGGGTGAGGAATTCCGCAACAGCAAGCGGGGCAAGAAACTGGCCAAGGACTGGCCCAGCGAAGCCCAGATCCACGCCGGGGCGCTGTGCCCGGATGGCCAGTGGCGCAAGGTCATCACCCTGGAAGACGCCATCGCCGGCGGCTGCAACCTGTTCGACATCGACCGGCTGCGCCTGGAGAACGACGAAGAGCGCTTCGACCAGCTCTACATGTGCAAATTCATCGACAGCACGCAGAGCGTCTTTTCCCTGGCCGACCTGGAACGCTGCTACTCCGACCGCGCCCTGTGGGCCGACTATGACCCCGATCCGAAGGCGCAGCGCCCCTTCGGCAACAGCCCGGTGTGGCTCGGCTATGACCCCAGCCGCACGCGCGACGATGCCACTTGCGTGGTGGTCGCGCCGCCGCTCGAACAGGGCGGCAAGTTCCGCATCCTGGAAAAGCACAGCTGGCGAGGCCACTCGTTCACCTACCAGGCCAGCCAGGTGAAGAAGCTGTGCGAGCGCTTCAACGTGCAGCACATCGGCATCGACGTGACCGGCGTCGGCTATGGCGTGTTCGACCTGGTGCGCGACTTCTACCCACGCGCCACGCCGATCCACTACAGCCTGGAAACGAAAAACAGCCTGGTGCTCAAGGCCCAGGACACCATCCAGGGCAGCCGCATCGAATGGGATGCCGGTTGGAACGACATCGCCGCCGCCTTCCTGACGATCAAGCGCGGCGCCACCGCCAGCGGCCAGATCACCTACAGCGCGAGCCGCACCGATGCCACCGGCCACGCCGACATCGCCTGGGCCGTCATGCACGCGCTGGCAAACGAACCCCTCAACACCAACAAGCGGCGCCGCAGCCGCTGGTCGACACTCTCACAGGGCAGCCATGGCAGAGCACAATCCGGATCAGCAACAGCAACCACAAACGCCCGTTCGGGCCTTCACGTTCGGGGCGCCGGAATCGGTGCTGGCCGGCAACCTGGGCGAGTACCTGGGCGTGTTCGCCAGCGAGGACGGCAGGATCTACACGCCGCCGGTGTCGCGCCGAGGGCTCGCCCGGCTGCTGCGCGCGAACGCGCACCACGGCGCCATTCCCAAGTTCAAGCGCAACCTGCTGCTGCGTGATTTCCGCGCCTCGGCGGGCTGCAGCGCGCAGACCATGGGCCGGGCCGCGCTCGACTTCGTGGTGTTCGGCGAAGCCTACTTCCAGCGCCTGCGCAACATCATCGGCCAGGTGCTCGAGCTGCAGCACCTGCCGGCGATCAACATGCGGCGCAAAGTGGGTGGTGGCTTCGTCATGCTGCAGCCAGGCGGGCAGGAACTGCACTTCGCCGAGGACGAGGTGGAGCACGTCATGGACTATGACGTGGAACAGGACGTGTACGGGGTGCCCGACTACCTGGGCGGCATGCACTCGCTGTTGCTCAACGAGTCGGCCACCCTGTTCCGCCGCCGCTACTACAACAACGGCGCGCACGCCGGATTCATCTTCTACACCAACGATCCGGATCTGACCGACGAGGACGAGGAACGCCTGCGCGCCCAGATCGAAGGCACCAAGGGCGTGGGCAATTTCCGCTCGATGTTCGTCAACATCCCCGGCGGCACCGATAAGGCCATCCAGATCATCCCCGTGGGGGACGTGGCCACCAAAGACGAGTTCGAGCGGATCAAGAACATTACCCGCGCCGATATCATCGCCGCCCACCGGATGAACCCGGCTCTGGCCGGCATCATGCCCGAGAACAGCGCCGGCTTCGGCGATATCGAGAAGATCGACCGGGTGTACACCAACAACGAGATTCGGCCCATCGCCCAGCTGTTCCTGCAAGTGAACGGCACCCTGCGGGCAGACCGACGTATTGGGTTCAACATGACATAACGCCACTACATGTTGTGGCACAATGTTCACAACAAGGAACCTTGGGGGAGGGGATACGGTGCGGATCGTTTGTCGAGAATGTCGAGGTAAGGCGCGGATCTCGTCGCGCAACGAACTGTCGGTGGACTACACCAACCTGTATTGCCTTTGCCTGGAGTGTGGCCACCAGTTCGTGGTGAACCTGGCCTATTCCCACACCACCAGGCCGGGGGCTAAAGCGGTCGATCAATTGCTGTTCGACCGCCTGCGAAACATGCCCAGGAATCAGCAGCGGGAACTATTCGCGCAGCTCGGCGCCGCCATCTCAGCTTGATCTGTGCCGTTCGCCGCCTCGTCCAGGTGGCGCAACTGGCAGAGCCCCATCTCTAACAAGCCATTTTTTCCGCGTTCTGAAAGTTCAACGCCTGACGCCACCAGTTCTATGAAGAACGATAGGGAGTTCCGGCTTTCCTCGAACTTTTCGCGCAGTGTCTTTAATTCCTTAGCAACAGCACACATTGTTACAGCTCCGTTTCAGCGTGTGAGAACGGGGCAAACTTTACTTATCTAAAAAATGTGCGGTCAAGCACTTTTTTTAATGATTGCAAAATCATCGTGCGGGCTGTTTCGATGGCTGGTTTTGCAATCGATATTCCGAAATGCCATCCCGGCCAATCCCAGTAGTGGCGGGGTTTTTCTTCATTTCTTTATTTCTTCAATCCGTCAGCGGGCGTCTGGAAGATATCCACCTCCGCTAATTAGCGAAAGTACAAAAGGACAAATGGCCTTTTGTTCCTGGTGATGCGCAACCCTACAAATAAGTAATTGCTTAATTATGTAAGGCTTATTTGCCTGACATTAAACAGAGGCGGAAGGGTTGGCGAATAACGGGGGCTTATAAATGGGGATGGTATAATTTCGATATATCGAAAGAAAAAGGGCGCCGAAGCGCCCTTTTCTGTTTCTGTCGTCGATCAAGCCCTGGCGGCTTGCACCTGCGCCATCTTGTCGGCCTGGATCAGCTGCGACCTGGCGTTAAGCCAGGCGCGGCGGTCGCCGGGCGTGCCGCTGAAAAACACCGCTCGGCGGCCTTCCTTGCTGAACATCAGATGCAGGTTCCTGGTCTTGGCGACCATCCAGCCCGCCGCCTCGGCGAAGCTGACCAGGCGTTTCACGTCCTCGCCACAGCCACGCACAAGTCGTTTACACATCGGCGGCCTCCGGTAGTGAAAAGGTGCAGACACCGCCGGCTTCGCCTTCCAGCTCCACCAGGTCGGGGTTATGGCCCAGCTTGGTGGCCAGGTTCTCGGCGGCACGGCGGGCACTCTCGGCGCTACTGGCGGTGGCCTTCTGGCCCTTGGCGCGGGCCACGTAGCTGCCGGCGCTGAGTCGGGTGGTGATGATCATGCGGATCTCCTTTCAGACAGCGTGCAAAGTGGTAGGGCGGGGCTTGCTCGGGGCCGCCAGCAGGGTGGCGATCACTCGCGCGTCGTCGGCGGTCAGCTCGCCGCGCTGCTGGGCCTGGGTAGCCAGTTGTTCCAGGTGCTCGCGGGCGGCCTGGCTGCGGTTCACCTGGAAGCCGATCAAGGCCTGGCCCAGCAGGTGGAAGGCGGGTGTGGTAGCCTTCACGGCGCTACCGCGTGGGTGTTGTGCTTGCATCGCATTTCTCCTTTCAGTGGTGGTTGGTGCCGGGGAGTTGCAGCTCCACCGGCACCTTTCTTTCACGCCGCAGGCAGTGCCGTGGCGGTGAATACCGGGCGCATATCGCGCCGAACCTCGAATATCCCCAGGTCTTTTCCGTCCACGTCCTGCAGGTGAATCAGCGTCACCAGGGACGGGGCTTCGCTTGGGCGTCCCCGCCAGAACATGCCGGCGGCCAGCTCGGCCAGATCCTCGGCCTTGGCGTTCTCCAGGTAGACCGAAGGCAGCGGCAGCTCGCCGCTGATCCCGTTCGCGCAGTAGTAGACGATCACGTCCGCGCCTCCCGGCCCCACATGGCCACCAGCTCGGCCCAGATGGCCTGCCCGTTGGGCACCCGTTCGTGGATCTCCACTTCGGGGCTGTAATCCATCATCAGCACGCGCAGGCAGTCCTCGAACTTGCCCAGGTCAAGGCCGCGCAGCTCGGTCAGGTCGAAGCGGTATTCCGGGCCGTTGTACAGGCCCAGCAGGAAGCGGCCGACGGCGCGGCCCTGGCCGGTCGGCCGCACGGCCACGGGAATCAGCCGGTTAAGCGCCTGCAGGCCGCTCGTTACCACGGCATGGCGTTGGGCCTGGTAGGCCTGCTGTTTGGCGATCTGATCGCGCAGGTTGAACTCGTTCATGGGTGGCTCCGTTCTCAGTTGCTTGGGGCGGGGTGAAAGGTGGCCAGCAGGCCGACCAGCACCTGGAACACCTCGGCGCCCAGGTCGGTGGCGGTCAGTTGGCCGACGTGCAGGCCGACCTCGGCCTGCAGCCAGTCAGCGCGCTGCGGGTTGGCCAGGCAGGCCATGGTCAGCAGCAGGGCGCGGCGAGGGGTGTCCAGCGCCTGCAGGCGCTTGAGCAGTCGCGCCAGGCCGGCGCCGCTCACGTCCAGGTAGCGCTGGCCCAGCGGCAGCTCCACCAGCTGCGCGGCGCGCTGCCACCAGCGGGGAAAATCACGGCCGGTCGCTGAATCCAAGGGGCAGCGCTCGGGGGCTTGGGTGATGGCGTTCATCGTCTGCGGTTCTCCTGTTGCAGTCGGTTCAAGCGGGCTCGCATGTCTTCGCGGAAGGCCTCGCCGCGCTTCGGGTGCTCCAGCCACTCGACGATGGCCTGGCGTGTCCAGTTGCTCAGAAAGTGGCGGGCCAGGCAGTCGCGGCGGGTGGCTTCGTCGGGGCTCAGCTCGGCCATGGCGGGCACCTCACTGGCAGGCGGAAGGGCGAAAAAAACGAAAACCCCGCGTATACCCCGGCAGCGTCCGGAACATCCGGAACATAGGTGGGGTGCAAAGTCTGGAGCCCGCGCCGTTCGTGGCTTGCAGCGCTCTCGAAATGTTCCGGTGCTGGTGGAACATTCCGGAACACGTTTTTTCCCCAATCCTCTGGAGCCCGCATGGCTCTAGGACTTGAGGCGATTCCGGCGTTTTCTTGAAACCGGAACATTTCCGGAACATCAGGGAACAAACTTGTTCCGGTTGGTTCTGGTTTGTTCCGGCAGTGGTGGAACAGGTTTTTGCTTGTAACTACCTGATTCTTATGAATATTTTTCTTATGAAATTTAATGTTCCGGATGTTCCGGACAGAATGAGGCAGTACGCACAAATCACCGATACTGCTTGCAGGCCTACCCAGACGGCATTTCATCCCCCGCTCCATCACTCTTTACCCCGCTTGGCGAACACCCAGCAGTTGAGGGGGCGCTTCTCCAGCTTCGAGCGCACTTTGCGCACCTCGATAAAGCTGTGGGTGGTGCTCAGCGGCAGCACGCGCCGCAAGGTAGCGGCGGGGATGACCTCCATGCCGGCTTGGCGGCAGGCCTGCTGGAAGTGCTCCAGGTTGATGGCGATCAGTTCTTTGTCGCTGCTGTGGTTGAGGGTTTCGCGGATCTGCTCGCGGGTGCCGTCGCCGTCCGTGATGGTCACCACGTCCTCGTTCAGGAAGTGGTAGATCTGCCAGAACTGTGCGGCGCTGCGATTCTCGGCGCCGATGCTCTGCTGCCGCTCCAGGGCGCAGCCGTCCAGGTGTTTGGCCAGGGCTTCCAGGTCGTTGTCCGTCCAGGCCGGGAAAAACGCCTGGGTGGCCTTGGCTGCGGCCATCACCTGGGCATGGCATTGCACGATCCGGGTGTGCTCCACGCCCTGGATCGCCTGGAAGCGCTGTTCGTAGTGGGCGAAGGCCGCGAAGTAGCGTTCCAGCCAGCCGCGTTCGTCGCACAGCACTGTGCGGAGGAAGCCGGCCACGTCTTCCACTTCCATGCCGCGCAGGCGCTGAGCCAGTGGCTTGAGCGCCGGGCTGTGGTGGGCGCGGGTCATGTGCAGGTAGACGATGCGGGTGATGATCGCCTCGTGCCCCTCCACTTTGGCGTTCTGCGAAATGCAGATCCCGCCACGGAATAGCAGCGCCTCGGTGTCGGCGTTGGTGCTCTTGACGCCGGTCACGCGCAGCTTGGCGTTGTAGTCGAACAGCGGCTTGATGTCCTCCCAGTTGTACTGCACCACCACTTCGCGCCCCATGGCGTCGGTGGTGGTCTTGTCGGACTCCAGCAGCACCACCGGCAGGTTGCTGACGGCCGCCATCGCACGCAGCAGGCCGATGGCCGAGGCGCCGCTGCCGCTTGGCTTGATGCCTTCCTCATTGCGCCGGCCGACCAGCATCCACAGGAAGCGCAGCAGGGTGGACTTCCCCGCGCCGGCGTCTCCGGTCAGCTCCAGGAACGGCCAGGACGCCTGCGCCGCGCGGATCTGCTGGGCGAACAGCGTGCCCGTCCACCAGGCCAGGGCCGCCAGGCCGTTGAGGCCGAACACGGCCATGAAGTCGGCGAACCACTCCGGATCGAAGTCGCCGCCACGCACCACCGGCAGGCTGCGCACCGAGGTTTTCAGCCCCTCGCCATTCACGTCCAGGTAGCCGTGTTCGTTGTTCATGATCTCTTTCCCTCTGTGGTAGCCGAACGTGGGGTAGCAATAGGCGGCGGTGTCGTCGTCGAAGCCGATGTAAGGCAGGGTGCGCACGGTGCGGGCGTCGCGCTGCCATTCCTTGCGCAGCATGGCCAGCACCTTCTCGCCACCCTCGAAGGTGCCGAACGGCGTTTTCTCGATCAGCGCCTTGGCGAAGTTGCGGGGGTCGTTCACCGAGCTGGGCGGCAGGGCCTCGCGGCAGCTGCGGCGGGAGTTGGGGAACTCGAAGCTGAAGAAGAAGCGCTGTTCGCCGGTGACTGCATCGCGCTCGATGTACTCGAAGCGCGGCAGGCAGTTGGCCACTTCGGTGATGGTGGTGTGCTTGGCGAACTCGGGCTGGTGGCCTTCGATGTCATCGCCTTCGATGTCTTTCTGCAGCTCGGTGAGGTTCACCCGCGCCGAGTAAAGGCAGCTGCCGAACTCCACCAGGAAGAAGCCGGTGCGCTTTTTCAGGTAGACCAGATAGGCCTTCTTCATCGGCGACGTGGCGCAGAACAGGCGGCCCTGATAGCAGGCTTCCTGCAGGTAGGCGTCGTCCAGCTGGCCGTCGCGGTAAACGTCGTCCCAGTCGCGGTCGGGCTCGCCCAGGGCCACCCAGCCGATTTCCTTCATCTTGCGGATCTGCGCCAGGTACTTGCTGACCACGGCGCGCCCGGCCTTGTCGTTGTCCAGGGCGATCACCCAGGTGATCAGCTTGCCCTGGTTGGCTTCGATGATCTGCCAGGGGAAGTTATTGCAGCTGATCGCGGCGATAGCCTTGTAGCCGGCCAGGTGCAGGGCGATGGCGTGGAAGATCCCTTCCACCACGTACACCCTGTCGCCCTTCTCGAATGTCTGGCCCGGTGGCACCCAGCCCTGGCCCTTGTAGTTCATCTTCCACTTGATGCCGGCCTTGTCGCCGTCATTGCGTGCGACTGCACGGGCGTCGATCAGGCGTTCCCAGTAGCCGTCGCACAGCGGGAAGCGCACGGTATCACCCCAGCTCTCGTCGGCCAGCTTGCGGCGTTCCTGCGTGTACCAGCCCTTCATCCGGCTGGTGTCGAAGCCGCGATTGCGCTGCAGGTAGGCGTCGGCGGTGGCGGTGGGGTTGGCCTCGGTACGCGGGAAACGATCGCTCAGGTTCTCGAACAGATAGCTGTAGCGCTCGCGCGTCTTCTCGGTGTGGCGGCACTCGTTCAGCCGATTGCAGGCCAGCTGGAAAGGCTGCTTGCGGCTGATGTACAGGGTGCGGTGGCCACACTTCGGGCAGACGCCCTTCTGCAGGTAGGTGTCGCCGATGTCCTTGAAGTCCAGCTGGTTGTCGTTCTCCAGGGCCTGGATCACGTCGAGCCGGTAAATGTCCTCGAAGTTCATGCCGCCCCCTTAGCGCTGGGCGGCTGCGGTGGCGCCTTGCTGGCCGCGCACACGCTCGGCCTGTTCGGCGGCTTCCATGGTCAGGTGAACCATGTTGATCAGTACGGCCGACTTCGATCCTTCCTCTTTGGGGCGAATCAGGTAGTTGCCGCGCTTAATCTCCCGCTCCACAGCGGTGCTGGACTGTCCTGTACGTTTGACGAACTCGGAAATGGTCACGTACGGCGTGTCGATGGCGATCTGCATTCTGGTAACCTCTTGATGGATATTGGGGGATATTGGGGAGCAATGTTCCTCACAAGGAACATATTGTGTTCCTTGAAAGGAACAAGTCAAGAGGGAGATAGCCGTGGATTTGCCTGCAAAGATGAAAGCGATACGCAAGCGAGAGGGAATTACTCAGGGGGAGCTGTGCGATCTCCTGGATGTGCCGCATAGCACTTGGAGAAAGTACGAAGCGGGCATCATCGAAATGGGGTTGGGCCCGATCATGAAAATCACCAACCACCCACGGTTTAGGAAGTACACCCTCTGGCTTATGACAGGGGATCTGGCCTGCGCCGCCGAGCAGGTCAGCCCGCTTTAACGCCATGTCGATCAAGAAACTGGACAACGGTGAGTGGCTGGTGGACTGCCGCCCGGATGGCCGCTCTGGGCCCCGCGTCCGCCGGCGGGTGAAGTCAAAGAACGAAGCCATGCACCTGGAACGCCGCATCATGGGCGATGGTTCCAGGGGCGAGTTCGAGAAGAAGCCCAAGCGCGACGAGCGCCGCCTGAGCGAGCTGGTGGGGATCTGGTTCAAGCTGCACGGCCAGACGCTGAAGCGCGGCGAGGAACGGCTGCGCGCCCTGGAATCCATGGCCGAACGCATGGGCGACCCACGCGCGGCTGACTTCAACACCAACCACTTTACCCAGTACCGGGCCGACCGCTTGGCGGGCAAGTTCACCAGGGCGACCATCGGCAGCGGCCGGAAGAAGGGCGAGGACGCCAAGCCGGTTAGCGCCAATACCCTGAACCACGAACTGGCCTACCTGCGCGCGGTGTTCAACGAGCTGGAGCGGCTGGGGGAGTGGAAGGGGGAAAACCCGCTGGGCAAGGTGCGGGCCTTGAAGTTCGACGAAACCGAGATGGCCTACCTGACCGCCGAACAGATCCCGCCGCTGCTGGCTGAGCTGGACAAGCTGTCGGCGAAGGCCGGCGTGGTCGCGCGGATCTGCCTTGCGACCGGGGCACGGTGGTCAGAAGCCGAAGGCCTAGCCGACCGCCAGGTGCGCCACGGGCGGATCCACTACACCCGCACCAAGTCGTCGAAGAACCGCGCGGTGCCGATCAGCGAGGATCTGCAGAAGCTGATCAAGGCGGCGCTGCCGTTCGGTGATTGCTACAAGAAATTCGGGGATGCGGTAGAAGCGGCGGGGCTCGATCTGCCGGCGGGGCAGCTGACGCACGTCCTGCGCCACACCTTCGCCAGCCATTACATGATGAACGGCGGCGACATCCTCACCCTGCAGCGAGTGCTGGGCCACGCCTCGCTAACCATGACGATGAAGTACGCCCATTTCAGCCCCGGCCACCTGGCCGAGGTGGTCAATCTGAACCCCTTGGCGCAGCAGTGTGGACAATCCGTGGACGCTGGCGAAGCTGTGAAAAGCGAAGTGGACAACACCTAAAAACACGAAAGCCCCGCATTGCGGGGCTTTCAGGTGTGGTGCCGGCACCAGGAATCGAACCCGGGACCTACTGATTACAAGTCAGTTGCTCTACCAGCTGAGCTATACCGGCAAGGGGCCGCCATTATAGCCATT